CAAGGCGAAGCTGGGGAAGAAGGTTGTTGTTGAGTCTGCTTGGCAGCGCCGGAAGTTCCAGCGTTCTCTTCGTAAATGATTTTATGGGTGTGGGGCGGAATCTTTGGTGGCGGATTGTTTACGACGACATCAGCGCAGATTGCCGAGAAGGGGCTGTCAGGGTGAAAGCTAACTCCGTCCCTAATGAGATCGGCGCAATTCTTAAGACGCTTGATCTCGTAGACCATGCGTTCGTTGGCGAGCTTGGCATCTAGCAGTGCCACCTGTTTTTCTGCTGCTTTACGACAGGTTCTGACGTGATGCCTGTCTAACGGCACAGAGATCGTGGCGGTGATGCCAGCGTTGATCGAGAAATTATCTTTTTGACCTGTACGCACAGGTTTATAAAAAAGGACAGAGCCCGGATTATCGGGCCTGCCATCTGGGACGGGGTTACCTTCCGGATCAAACGCGCCAGTGAGATCGAGAGTGTCATAAACCGGTTCGTTGTAATGCGATTCATACGGATCAGCCCAGCTGGTCGTAGAGCTAAGGAAGGGGTTGATGTTTAACGTTGCGCCTTGGCAGCTAATCCCTCCACCGTATGTATTTGTAAATTGACGACTCGGCACGACTTGTACTGCCTGATTTGTCACACTTCCAGAGCTGTTGGCAACTGGGGCGGCAGTGCTTGAAACCTGCGCTTGCGCTGGAGCGGTGAGCAGCAAAAGCGTTGCTATGACTCGCTTCATTGGGTGAAGGTGCTTAGCGTCTCCGTAATTGATTCAACGTCAGTTTCACGACTGATAATCGTGTGTTCTGTCAGTCCTGGCCCTTGGAGCGTTTCGGCAAAAGAGAACGAAGCAGCCTCATTTACGATTTTCCACGATGGCTTAGATGAGGGATCAAGTCCGCGCCAAACACTGCCAACGCCATTCAAGCTGTTTGTTGTCGTGACCAAGCTCATCGGAGCAAGCGGGCCATCTGGAGCGACGTTAGTGCCAGAGGCTGTGTACTCATAGCCGGTTCTATAGCGATACGAGTTAATGACCTCGTTGACCTTAGTCTTTGTGGTCGTGGTGGATTTAAGCGTGCCCTGTTGGAAGTTAGGCACGACTGGAATTGACTTTGCTTCTGGAGCGGCGAGTGCGATAACGCAAAGCACGCCCCAAGAGATCCAAATTCCTGTCCACATCACTTAATCGTTAGCTCTTGAATGACCTGTCCGATTGCTTGAGTACCAGCCGAACCCGCCGTGATCGTAAGTGCTCCGTCTGTGGCGATTGTCCCTGCAAGGCTGCCAGCCACACCGCCTGAAGTCGTCGTGGTTGAACCCAGCATTGGGAGTGAGCCGACTACTCCGGAGGTGACGGTGGTTGCTGTTGGTGTTGCGTCTCCTTCAATGAAGGTTTCTGTAAGGCTAAAAGCGTCACCAGCAGTAGTAACGCTGTAATCGGCAGGAGTGTAACCAACAGCGGAACCGGCAGTAAGGGTGCCAAGACCACCAGCAGTGTCCAGAGTGACGTTATTGCCAGATATTGAATACGTTGACGGAATCCGCGCTGCGACTGATCCGGCTCCATCGACAGACAGTGAAACGCTGGACTGGATTCTATGGGTGATGTCAGCCTGAGCCGGCAAAGCACCAGCCAATGTGATACCCAATACCAAAAGTGTGCGTTTCATTTTGGCTTGGAAGTAGAAGGTTCTTGCTTGATTGTAGTCTCCTCTTTTTTCTTTCTATTGTTGCCGACCGCTAATCCGAAGGATGCTGCCGTGCCAGAGAGGATTGAAGCTGGATAGGTGGGATCGAGCGATTGCTTAAAGACGCCAAGGTAGTTGGCGGTCAGGATTGCCATTGCCCAGGCAAGCAAAACAACCTTAATTACATCGCCTAGCCGCGAGTTTCCGTCATCCTGTTCTTGGCCTTGCGCTTCCTTGGTTTCTGCCATGATGAAGTGAGTGCTTGGGGCGGGTCATGGTTGAAGTCTGGGCCGCCGTTGCTGGCGCGTCAATAACAGTCGCTGGCTTGGGTGTTTCAGGCATTAACCGTCAAACACGCTCTGGACAAGACTCGTTAATTCGTCTGACGACTGCTGTAGATAACTTGTCCAGCAGGCTCGACATCCTGCATCAAGACATCAAGAGTAAGGATGCTGAAGTCTTTGGTCGTTTGAGCACACTGGAGCGTTCAGTGGCGAGGCTGGAAGGGCATAGCGATAGGCACTAATGTATTGGTGCTATTCAAGGCAGTCTCATGCTTTTGATTCTCAAGCCGATCTTGATGACCGCATGGAAGTCAAGAGCGTTTAAGGAATTGATCGTGGCGATGTTGGAAAAAATTGTCGCAAGGACTGACAACGATTTGGACGACTTGGCCGTAAAGCATGTTCGTCAAATGCTTTTACCTGACACAAGAGTTGAAAAGTAGGACGTGTCCGGCATTATCCAAGTGACCTTGCTGTTGCTAGCCATGGGTCTTGCCCTACTACCGTTTTTCCAGTTTTTCCGTGGTACGCCCCACCAGCTGGCTGCGATTAAAGAACTTGAGGAGTCAATGCCAGCGGAACTACTGGAGGAGCACGAGGCTGACTGGTTCCAGGCTTGGAAGGAAAGTGGATATGACCAGCAGGTCTACATGCCTTACTTCAAGCAGCTCGACAACAAGACTGGAACGGGCTACCGCGAGTGTTTCAGTTCAGCAGCTGCGATGGTGGCGGCTTATTACAAGAAAGTTCGGACAGATGATGAGTACAACAAGATCCGCGCCAAATATGGAGACACCACGTCGGTAGAAGCTCAGTTAGCAGCGTTGCGGAGTTTGGGCTTAGAAGCTGAGTTCAGAAAGGACGGTGACGCTGACATGGTGGAGCTAGAGATTGAGAATGGCAGACCAGTGTTGGTTGGCTGGTTACACGCAGGCAACATGCTTCGTGGTGAGCCACCTATGTGCAGCGGCATGGGTTGTGGTCATTGGAGCGTGATCAGTGGTTACGCGGGTAAAAACAGCAACGATCCAGAGTGGATCATGCAGGATCCTCGTGGCTATCCCGAAATGGAGAAGGGTGGTCATAGCAATCCGCATCTGGGACGTAACGTTCGAGTAAGACAGGCTGCGTTCTATCAGCGTTGGCAGGCTGAAGGACCTGGAACGGGATGGGTGATCCTGGTTAATGAGTAATTTTTATTGGTTGTGGGCATATATCAGTGCTTTTTGGACCACGGTGGTTGTGCAGTGCGCCAAGCCTGTGAACTGGGACCAGTGTTCACGGGTCAATGACTGGTTAGTGCCATGGGTGCGAGACGTAACTGAGATGCACCAAAAAGGCGCTTATGCGTCTGAAAAGAAAATCCTCAGACAAGCTAAGTAGGATTGCTTTTTGCGTTTCAGGAATGGCGGTTCTGTGTGACTGGGAAATTAGAGCCCGTTGCCTAAAAGGTGACATGGTCGTTCCGTTTGCAGAAGACCTGTTAAACCCAGCCAGCTTGGACCTGCGCTTAGGCGATCACTTGATGATCGAGAGCATTTATAGCCCTGAGCTGATCCGTATCGACATCTCAGACAGGACAGAAGATGAGCCGTTCATGCTTCAGTCCGGCGAGTTTTGCCTGGCTGAGACACTTGAGCTGTTTAACCTGCCCGACGACATCAGCTGTCAATTTGTACTCAAGTCAAGCCGCGCACGATCTGGTCTTAATCACTTGCTTGCTGGCTGGTGCGACCCAGGCTGGCACGGAAGCAGGCTCACGCTTGAGCTAAAGAATGAGCGGCTGCATCATGCGTTGCCGCTGTATCCGGGCCTGAAGATTGGTCAGATGGTGTTTCATGCGATGTCAAACACTCCGATGCATAGCTATGCAGAGGTCGGCCACTACAACAATCACTTGACAGTGATGCCATCAGTTGCATGAATTAAGAAGAATCTTCAGGGCTATGGGCTGGGCTGACTGGATGGTCATCAACCAAAGCCTTGAAGAGGAGCTAGAGGTTGAACGCAGCGTCAGAGAGATTCACAACTGCACTGACGAGGAGACGTTAAAGGAGCTTTGCGCTGGCCTTGTTCGGCAGAGCTGGCATCAGAGCAAACTGCTAAGCCAGGCTGTTGGCCGTATTGGCGAGCTTGACGCCAAACTGGCTAGCTGGGATTAGCCGTGCTTGCCAGTCAGCCTTGATCTGTAGAGCCTGATGCACGATTCGTAATGCCAGTTGGCCTGCCAGTCGTGCTTGAAGTATCGGACCATCCCCCCATGGCTCACCTCCCACAGCAGCAACCCGTCTTTCTCGACTTGCTTCATGGTTGGCTTCATAAAAAAGGAGCGCGGAGGCGCTCCTAGTCTCTCGTTCCTCACAAGCTTAAAAGTCAGCGGTTGAGCTGTCAGCTGAGCGGGGCTTGGCATCGCTGAGAGCCATCAGCAGATATTCGTTACCGCTTGTCTTGGCGGTGCGCGGCATCAAGTTGGCGCGGAGCTTGACGCATTCCTCGCCTTTTTGGTTCTCGCAGCGATCTGCAGTTTTGACCCATTCGACCAGCTTGCGGAGTTCCGCCACGGGCACTTCCATGGCAGCCCAATAGTGGCCGTCCTTTTTTTGGTCTTTGTTGAAGTTGCCCCAAAGGGTAAAAGCGTCGGGTGCGCGGTCAGTCATTACTTTGCGTTGAAGAATTTGGAGATGATGGTTTGCAGCGCAGCATTGATAATGCCTTGATGGCGTTGATCAGCGTAATGCTGCAGTTGTGCGGCTGAATCTTTATCCAGCCTTACTTGAAAGTGACGGTCGCGGCGTTTTGCGTCCGCTTGCTGCCACTGCTCTTTGATCTTTGACTGTTCGTCAGGCATACTCATTCATCACGGCCTGAATCCAGGTTTCGTGTTTTTTGCTAGTGATTGCCGGTGCAACTTTAGCTTGGGCTCCCAGCTTGAACTGCGACCTAAACGCTGCACAAAAGGCGTCGCGATTAGCGGAAGGCATGTCGGTGATCCACTGCAGCAGGAAGCTGCGCTGATCTTTTGAAAGCGGCTGATCGTCGTCTGAGACGCCTTGAACTTTCGCAGCAGGTTTGGGAGTGGACTTCGCTTCGGACTTTTCGTCCGCAAAATCGCCATCCATATCCATGTCAGCCGTCAAACCAAGCATGGCTAGCAGTGCATACCTTTTGAGGTAGGTACACGACCCACCAAAGTCATGCAGAGGATTGCGGCCTTTGCCGACAACCATCGGCAAGCGGCTGACGAGTTCAGCGCCGCTGGTGTGCAGCAGTTTTGTGACCAAGATGGGGTCAACGCCTTCACTAGGTTCAAACAGCTGTGAAATCACAAGGCCGTTTTTGATGAGATGTGGCGTGACAGTTGAGAGCACAGTCTCAAGATCGGCAAACTTGCCGTATTGAGCATTGGCTGTTTTGTTGATTGCCGGGACAGTCTTGTGAAAGCTGACAAGAGCTTCAATCAAGGGCTGTGACTGTGATGATGGCGCTGGGTTGTTCTCTGTCATTGGCAAATCTGCGGTGAGCGATGAGGTTGATGATCTGGGCGTCGTCGTTGTAAACGACGCCGGTCATGGCGTCTTCTACAGCCCTGACGAGTTTGGAAATATCGCCAATCCGTCCTGAGCAATGCTTGGGCGCGGATGGTTTGAGCTGTCCGTTGGTCCTGAAATGATTCTTGGGCCTAGCGAAGACGAAGACGCAGGAAAGCGTGATCGCTTTGTCCATATTGGCATACCAGCCATCAGGAAGCAACTCCATCGCGGTGTGCCTTACGTCTTGGCGCCATGGTTTACACCTCTTGGAGGATTCGACCATGACGCCTTTGCCGACGTGTCGTTTGCTGCCTTGCGGGGCAGGCTTGCCCAAGACCGTGAACGTGAAACTAGAGATGGGCGTGGGCGTCGTCGATTGCTGCATTTAGCAAGCTTGCCGCGATTGCTGATGCAGAAACTTTACGCGGTTCAACAGTAAAGCTCCGATCGGCAAGATGCACGGCTTGCGCTTCCAGCTTGATCGACTCTGTGATTGCTTTGAGCTTTTCGGCCCGCTGCTGATCGAGGAGGATTTGGACGTTTTTCATGATTGAGATGTTGGGGAAGTGGGACTTACGCCAAAGCCGCCCATTTTTAACTTGCCTGTAAAGCATCGACGGTTTTTTGCTCCCAAGCCATTCGTGCCGCTTTCGCCTCTGCCAAGTCTTGGTAAAAGCCAATTAAATTTTGCTTACCGTTAAGTCGCCCAAAAGCTCGCCACTTCTTTGATTTTTTGTCCCAACAAACGCCTTTGATTCCAGAGGCGCTTGATTTCGTCGCCCCTCTGTTGAATTGATTTTGCTGATTGGTAACCAGTCTTAGATTCTTTATTTTGTTGTTTGTTTTGCTGGTATCAATGTGGTCAACTTGAGAGATGCCTGGGTCTTCGCCGTGGTGCAAAAGCCATGCAATCCTTTGACACAAATAGGCTTGACCAAAAATCCTTACATATAAGTAGCCGCCACGCATTGACCCGGCTGGTTTGGTTTTCCAGTCACGCATGTTTCGGTTCGGCTTGCTAAGCCACCAAAGCAACCCTGTTTCTGGGTCGTATTTAAGAAGCTTTTGGACAACCTCAAGCGGTGGCAAAGGTTTTGGAGCTGTCATTTTTTCATGGCCTCATAGAAAGCGCGTTCAAGAGCTGTGAGTTTTGGGTTTTTTTCTTTGAGCGCAGCCTTGGCCCTTGCCTTAGCTGCAGCAATGTTCACCTGCGGCGATGTGCTCCAGTAAATCCCTCGACCCATCTACTTCAGCTTTTCGCAGGCAGGTTGCCAGCCTTGTTCGCAGTGTTGACGCTGTTGCTGCTCAAGAGTTTCTGTGAGGCTGTAGAAAAAAGCACCAGCAAAGAGACCGCAGAAGACTGCGACGATGATGGCGTTGGTTTTGGGCTTGCGGTGCTCAGGGTCATAAAACCCAGGGCTGCGGTTGGGTGACTTGTAGTCAGACATGAGTGGATGAGGTGAGGTATCCATGCGCAGCAGTATGGCGTGATTGGTATGCCATGTCAACGTTTTTTCTTGCCCTTCGCCTTTTTCTTCTCACGCTTAGGCATAGCCCTAACCCTCGCCACCGTCTCGCGATAGCCAGGCGGCTCGGGAACGCCGCCTTGTTTCAGGATCTTGGTCCAGTTCATCGGCCTTGGCGTCAGTCGCTATGGTTTGGTTTCTTCACCCTGAAACGGGCGAAGGACAAGTGACCTGCAGCGGATCAGGTGTGAGGGGCGTAAGGCGCGCGAGCCTGTCCTAGTCCGCAACTATTAAAAGTCGAAAGCGGCGTCTTGTTTTGCTCGGTAGACGCCAAGCGCCTCTTCCCAGGCTTCAACGCACTCTTGCGGGTCTTCCGTAATCACGCGGCAGCGTTCAGGACCGCTCACCACCGTCACGCAACGATCGATTCTGATTTCTGGAAAATGCTGGCCAAGCATCTTGGCGTAGGCCCCAAGCTGCCGGGTTGCTGGCTTGCGGCCTGAAACCGCCTTGCGAGAGCTGACCGTTTTTAGATCCCCAAGCGTGACTCCTGCATCGCTGGAAACCAGAAAGTCGAAGCTGCCAGCCACGTTGTTAAAGCGATCCACCAAGCGGAACTCAGTGGCCAAGGTCTCGATGCCCTTAAACATCGGCTCATCAAACAGCGGATCTAGCCACGCATCCCAACGGTCTTCATGAACGAACGGCTGATCGGTCAGCTGCGCGTCAAGGCAGCGGTGAATGGTCCGGCCCCTTAGCTCCCAGCCATCAGGGCCGTGCCTGGTCTCCTCGATCCGGGCCTTAGCAAATGGGGTCAGCTCGTCGCTACACACTTCTGAAACATTGTCCAGAACCCAGTCACCGCGCCAGCGATAACGGTGCTGCTCTTCAAAGAAATCCAGTTCGGCAATCGGATCTAGCAATGGGGGGTTGCGGGCTCGGCCCACTATGGGCACACTCTGACCGCAACGCAACCCCACAACGTGCCTGAATTGGAGCCGATCACGAACACTCGCGTTTTGATTGATCCGAGAGTGATCGCAGAAGTTGACCGCAAAAAACCAATCGGCGTTAGTCGCACAGGATGGGTAAACCTGCTTTTGCAAAAAGCCATCGCGTCAGAGCCTGAGCCGCTTCCCCGTGACTAATCCTGATGCTGAGGAGCGTGCATTTGATCTGCTCCAATGGAATCCATACTCTCTTCCCACTGAATACGACGACGAGCTGGCGCTGGTCGGCTATTACAGCAAAACGCAGGCAGAGCGATCTAATCGCGCTCTGGA